GAGAGCCTTTTCCTTGACCCGTCCATTTTGATGGATCGCTAGATGCAAGAATTTGACTAACTAATTTATCAATGATTGTTTGATCAACTGCCATGATTACTCCTTATTTATATTCTACGAATTGGCTCAACCCAATCAGGGTTATGAGGCCAATCAGTAAAGGTTCTAGAATTTGTTCGTGAGTGACTTCTTTTGTCATAACATTTCAACCCAAGATAAGGAATTTTCGTTCCAAGTGTATTGCTTACCATCAGCAGGCTTTGATATTGGAGCACTCCACAAACAAGTCTGCTCATCTAATGTCCAAGAAGAATAGGGTTTGGGTGAAATAAACGCATCACGGCCTGTATCGTATGTGTAACCAATCCCTGCGTAATTCTTACGCAATGGTCTACCTTCTGGATGCTGTCCTCCATAAGTGTTATATGAGGTTTGTACCCATCCAGTACCAAATAGACCAGAATCAATAACATCTTGCTCAGCCACAATAACTTGTGTGACGATGCCATTTTCTATTTTTGCAAAATGTGACATGATTTTTAGAATGTGATTGAACCAGAAGCAGTAAATTTATAAATACGATACCCGCCAGTTACTGTAATTGTTGGAGAACCTGTGGTTGCAACTGCAGCCTTGAAAGTATCAGCATATCGAATAATAATTACACCAGAACCACCAGCTTTTGGGGTATCCCCTGTTGGGTTTTGATAATTTCCTCGTGCCCCTCCACCACCGCCAGTATTAGCAGTTCCCGCTACTGCACTTCTTGTACTATCACCGCCATTACCACCGCCACCGTTGCCACCATTGCCCGCGTAATTACCGTTTATATCGCCTACGCCCGCACCGCCGCCGCCCGCATAATAAGTTGCTGTACCAGTAATGCTAGAAGAAACACCAACACCACCATTGCCAGAATAATTCCCACTTCCATTTGAACCAACTGCACCAGCACCACCACCGCCACCGCCTGGATAAGGCGATGGAGAAGCACTATTACCACCTGCAAAACCTTCACCTGATACACCAGTACCCCCGTTAAAAACAGAATCAGTACCAGCAGCTCCGCCACCAGAGCCGCCATTTCTTCCGGGGTTTGCAGTTCCTCCGTCATCAGAGCCTCCACCACCGCCTCCCGTGCTTGAAATTTCGTCAATGTCTGTATTGAGAACAGAAGTATTACCACTTGTGCCTTTTGTATTGGCATTAGGTGCAGCAGCGCCCCCTGCGCCAATGGTAATAGTATTTCCATAACCAACCGTAACGGATAAATTAGAAGCTGTTCTGAAACCGCCAGCACCACCACCACCGCCTCGACTCCAACCGCCACCACCACCTGCAGCAACAACTAAATATTCAACAGTAGACGGTGCAACCAAGACCCGTACAGTAGTCATTATTGAATTTCTTGCAGCAAACATTTAATTACCTCAAACTGTGTAATTCTGACCGCCAGCTGCACCATACCAATTAGTACCATCAGAAACAAAAGAAATAATATCTTGTCTGCTTGCTGTTGTCGTAATTGTTGGCGCAGTACCTCCGGGCCATTTAACTGTTGACCAAGTAACTGTGCGTGAGCCTGTTGCATCTTGCTTCAATAGGAGAATAAAAGACTTTCCACTTGTTGCTGTTGGCATTGTGATTGTGGCGTTTCCTGTCAAAGTAATGATCTGGAATGTGCCGTTGGTCAAAGCCAAAGTAATAGCTGTTGAGCTATTGGCTGTGAATGGAGTCTCTACATAGTTGGTGACTGTTGGGTTTGTCAGAGTCTTGTTTGTCAACGTATCTGTTGTTGCTCTGCCAACCAATGTGTCTGTGCTTGTTGGTAGCGTCAATGTACCAGTATTGCTGATACTTGAGATTATTGGTGCTGTCAGGGTCTTGTTTGTCAGGGTTTCAACGCCTGTCAAAGTAGCAAATGAACCTGATGTAAACGCTGCGCTAGTCCATGTTGAACCTGTCCACACAAACAAGTTATTAGTCGATGTATTCCAGTACAAAGCACCTGTCAACAGAGCATTTCCATCATTGTCTACAGTAGGGGCAGAAGACTTAGAGCCTAAGTATCTGTCATCAAAAGCATCATAAGACGCTGCCGCATTGGTTTCGCTAGTAGACGCATTGCTTGCACTTGTAGAAGCGTTAGAAGCACTTGTTGCCGCATTGGAAGCACTGGTAGCCGCATTAGATGCAGAAGTAGCCGCCGCAGTAGTCGAACCAAAGATCGAATCTATCTCAGTTTTGGTATAAGCATTAGAGATGTTATAGCCAGCAATCGTAGTGGGATTCGTTCCTGCTGTAGCACGACCATAAGTGTCAAAAGTGACAGATTGGTATGTGCCTGGTGTTACACCAGAAGAAGCCAAATCAATGTTGTCCGAATTGATAACAATACGGCTAGAGGATGCTGTGCCTACATCTAGTGTGTTTCCTGTCTTTGTAAGACCATTACCCGCTGTAATTTGCCCCGCACCAGAGAACTGCGCCCATGTAATTGATGTGCTACCCAATGTTCCACCTGCATCTATTGTGCAGATGAAGCCAGAGTCAGCGTTAGTTGTGCCTTTTTCAACAAAGGTAAAAGCCGCTACCAACTCAGCATAAGTGTCAGCATCGGTAGTCCGAGTCCAAGAACCTGTTGCACACAAGTAAATACCATTGTTAGAAGCAGTAGATTGGTCTTTAACCAATACCCGATCACCCGCAACAATCGATATTCCATCAATGGTTTGTGCGCCAGATAAAGTGATGTTTGCAGTAGTAGCCGCAACCACAGAGGCTTTAGCATCAATACCTTGGGCTAGTGCATCGACATAACCCTTGGTAGCCGCATCAGAATCGTTTGTAGGGCTTGCCAAACCAGTAATAGTTGCCGATGTACCGCTGTCCATGTCCAATGCACCAGAGATGGTCACATTGTTGAACGTAGAAGTTCCAGTAGCCGCAGTTACATTGCCTGTCAGATTTCCAGTTACGTTACCCGTCACATTTCCTGTAACAGCACCCGTTACATTGCCTGTGACGTTACCAGTAACCGCACCTGTCAATGGGCCACTAAAGCCTGTATTTGCTGTGATATTTGTGCCAGTAATGGCAAGGGGAGAAGAACCACCAATAACTGCACCATTGATTGTTCCCGCACTAATGGCGGCAGAAGCAATCGTAGCGGCTGTGCTAACAGTCAGGTTGGTAAATGTTCCCGCAGCAGCAGAAGTTCCACCAATCACAGCACCATTTATCGTACCTCCAGTAATGGTGGCCGAGGAGTTATCTGTCTTTGTAGCTACAGCAGTTGCAATATTATTGAACTCGGTATCAATCTCAGTACCCTTAACAATCTTTAATTTTCTGAATTGACAACTGAGTGCCGTTAATGGTGGCTTCGTAACCAGTTTGTACAATTTTACCTGCACTTGAAGCATTACTTGTCAATGCTTTAATTGGAATACCGCTTGAGTAGTCTGAGACTGCATACTCGCCAACTCCATACTCATAATAGCCTTGAGATGGAATAAAGACGTTCTCTGACTGATAAGCACCTGAGTAATCAAAAGCCCACTTGATTGTGAGGAACTGATTAGAGCCACCAATAACAATGGCAGTAATAGACTTCAGAATAGAAATCTGGTTAGGGTTGCCTAAGTCAGCATTGTTTGTGTAATACGAGAATCGGTAAGTAGCTGTGTCATCAATGTAGCCACCATACTTGCCGATATACCCATTCTTACCAATGTACAAATCACCATTACGCAATGATCTGAGGGCGGTAGGAGAAATATTGTCCCATTTGGTTACACGGGAAGCACCATCTTGCAGAGACTGCTTGGTGTCAAAACAGTAGACTTGCAAAGTAGCAGGTAAAACAAGCAGATAAAAGGCTTCTTTTTCTGAGTAAACAGACTTCAAATTAGCCAATGTTTCACCCGCCAAGGATGATGCTAAGTCGAAACGAACATTCTTAGATAGGTCTCGCAAAGGTGCAGACTTCTCTTGAATAGTCCTCATCAAAGAGCGAACACCTGAGTCTGACAAGAAAACAACGTCAGAGCCAATGCTTTGAATGGTATCTCTAGCTACACACCCAATAGAACCTACTGTGTCGCTCAGAACAAGAGATGCGGGCGTAGAAGCGTTCGAGTAA